TCCAAGGAGGCTAAGTAATCATGGCCGTAGTTTTCTCTGCTTCGGGCTCCCCTACGGCAGGTGGTGTGCAACAGACTTATGCTCTGGAGCATGACGCACTGCTTGAAGGTCAACTGTCCGACATTCGCGACAACACCATCGGCACCTACATCAACGAAACTGGCGCTGTGCTGCCTTTCGGTAATGTGGTTGTATACAACACTGCTGGTACTGCTGCTAATTCTGCTGCTACCATCTCTGGTGCTTCTGACACCGTGCAGGGCGTCAACGTCCTCACCTATGTTGATGAAACCGCCCTGGATAGCGACAGCCGTCCTGGCGTGAAGAATCAGCAAGTGCTGAACGTGGCCAACGAAGGTGCAGTGGCTGTCTATGTGACTGGCGCTGTTTCGCCCACTTCGCCTGTGCGTGTGCTGTATTCCGCTAGCGGCACTGGCAAGGCTGGTCAATTCTCGCATGCCTTTGCTTCTGGAAACACCGTTCGCCTTGCTGGCGCTCGTTTCCTGAGCACCACCACTGGTAGCGGTCTTGCAATTCTGGAGCTGAATGGCCCCAGCTTTACTCTTTCCGCTGATTCTTGATAGGAGGCCCTAACCATGTCTGAATTCCGTATGGATGATGCGGGTTTGTTCCTTGAGCGTCAGCTTGAGTACATCCGCCCCCAAGTTTTTGAAGTGCAGTATGCGGATATTAAATATCCGACCATCCTGCCTGTTACTAGTGAAGCTGGTCCTGGCGCCCAGACTTTCACCTATCGCATCATGGACTCCACTGGTGAGTTCAAGCTGATTGCTGACGCTGCTGATGATCTGCCCCGCGCTGACATCAGCCAAGTCGAGAAGAGCATCAACATCCGCTCTTTCGGTGGTTCCTTCGGTTACACCGTTCAGGAACTGCGTGCTGCTCAGATGGCCAACATCGCTCTGGAGCAGCGTCGTGCTGCTGCTGTGCGTCGTGCCTATGAGGAGAAAGTGGAAGATGTGGCTCTGTTTGGTGAGAGCACCGTTGGTCTGGCTGGTTTCTTCAACAATTCCACTGTGGACGTTGTTGCTGCTGACAAGTGGTTCACCGATAGCGGCACCACTGCTCAGGAGATGCTGGAGCTGCTGAACTATGGCGTGAGCGCCATTATCAATGCCTCCAAGATGAAGGAGCAGCCCGACACCATCCTCATGCCTTATGAGGACTACAACAAAGTTTCCACCACTCGCAACTCCGATTCTTCGGACGTGACCGTGCTGGAATACTTCCTACGCACCAACCCCTACATCCGTAACGTTGAGCCCATCAACCAACTGGATGCTGCCAATAGCGTGCTCAACACCAACCGCATGGTTGTGTACAAGCGCGATCCCGAGAAGGTGCAACTGCACATTCCTCAGCCGCTGGAACTCTTCCCGCCCCAACAGCGCGGTCTTGAGTTCATCGTTCCCGCCCATGCTCGCGTGGGTGGCGTGGCTCTGTACTATCCCAAGAGCGTTATCTACGTTCAAGCTTCGGCCTGAGGATAGTTAATCAAGGGAGGGACGTTAAGCTATGGACAATTGTTTCTTTTGAACAATGCTAATTGCTTATCGTCCCGAACTTGAAAACCCGCCCCGTGAAGGCGGGTTTGGCATTATTACGCAAACAGGCATGATTCAACTCACGCCTGGCCTCAATCAAGATATTCCAGAACACCAATGGAAGGTGGCTCGTGAAAATAAGGCAGTAAAACGTCTTATGAACATTGGAGCCATTGAGGAAGTGCGGGAGCAAATCATGGTGGAAGACATTCCTCAGGATGTGCAAACGCTTTCTCAGATGCCAATGGTGGAAGCCATCCGCATGATTGAACTCATTCATGATTCGGATCAGTTGACCAATTGGAAGAAAATTGAAGGGCGCGTGCGTGTTCGTAATGCCATTAGCAAGCGTCAAGAAGCCATTCGTATTGGGAAAGCCTGATTATGGCCGTTACTTACGCAAGCTTTCTTGAGCGATTCCCTGAATTTACGCCCCATCCATCGGGGATTGTAAATGGTGCCATTGCTGAAGCCACTTTTGATGCTTCAGAAGATGTGTTTGGGGATCAAACTGATAGGGCAGTAAAGTTTCTTTCTGCTCATATCATTGCCATTCAACTTGCACAAATGGGCATTCAAATTGGTGCCACTGAAGGCAAGGTATATGGTGAGGGGCTAGATGCCACTCAATATGGGCAAGAGTTTAAGCGCATGCTAAATCTGCTGCCTTCTTCTTCTGTTGGTTTCGTTGTATGAGCAACTTCCTGGAGCCACTTGCTAATTCCACATTGGTATGGTCAGTGGCTTCAGGCTATGCGCTTGATAGCGAAACAGGGAATTACGTGCCAGTCGCGACGGGCATTACTTACTATGCATCGTTAAGACAAAAGCGGAATCCTCAGTACGATTATTTGCTTGGTGCAGACCAAACAGCGGTCTATATGGAAGGCCGTCTCACTTCTCCGCTTACGCTATCTGGCGTGACGCCTGGAGATTCTGCTCAAGCAACAATCAATGGAAGGGAAGGGCGTTTTGAACTATTGCCAAACGAGGAGATTGCTATTCATTATTGGCAGTTCCTCGGCACGCCAATTAGGGGAATTTTTAGACTAATTGGCAAAGGAAGCGTTGATAATGCTTGATCATCTTGATCAAGCCTTCCGCCGCTTAATCATTCTTTCCATCGCTGAGGATCTTCTCATGCTTTACCATCCCACAGAACTGGTGAAGAGCCAAGACGTGATTGTGCGTGTTGGTTCTATCAACGGTACTGCACGTCCCGTCATCACCCAAAGCGGCGCCACCTTCACCGTAAGCGGCGCTCCCACTCTCTACACCCTTCAAGCTGCTACCACTGCTTCTGTTGCCTTTAATGATGGCAACCAAGAATTTTACCTGCTGGGTGGCGGCGGCTTTGCTGATAGCGTGATTGTTACCAGCCAGGCCACTGCTTCCATCACTTCCTACTTCCAGAAGGATGTTGATGGCACCACCTTCTTGCCTGACAGCTTTGACGAAGCTTTCCAAGTGATTAGCGCTTCGCGCTATGACAAAAACCACGAAGTGTACGTGGAAGTCAACAAGCAGCTTGGTGCTTCTGGCAATACTTACTACTATGATCGCGTGGCTTACGTGGCCTGCGTGATGAACTATAACGAGAGCTATCCCGCCGATAACCTCGTGGAATGCACCTTCGATTTGATTAGCCGTGGTCGCATTGGCATTCACCAGAATGCTGAAGAGACTGGCTCGATCATCCCGACTGCTCCTAACTGATTCTTTTCTCCATCGTTTCTTGCTAGCCTCTCCTTACGGGGAGGCTTTTTATTGTGAACATTTCGCAGCTTAGGGAAGTGGTTAGTGAACTACTTTCTGCATCGCCTAATTTAATTGGCACTTATACATTGCCAAATAATTCAACCATTCCAGCAGTGTATGTAGTGGGAAGGCAAAGTGTGCCCAATGAATGGAAAGTGAAGGGACTTGAGGTGACAATTGAAGAGTTTCCCTCTGTAAGTCCAAGGGCGATGGTTGGCAAAGTGCAGAATAATAAGCAATGGACCGTGGTTTTGGTTGACTATACAACCAATTCCACTGCTTTGCATTCTGCTGCAGAAAGAATGGCAAGGCGATTTCCTGATGCTCAGTTCTCGTTCCGCCCTGAGTCTGACGTGGTTTACGGCCAATATCGCATTAGAATTCCAGACACACAGCTATTGCCGCTTTATCCACCATCGTGAAGGTTTTAAAAAGTAATTGCGAGAGGGTGTGGTTATTTGATGTGGAAATAGATGACATTTCAATTAAAGCTGGACTTGCTTGCTTTCTTTCTCAATGCCCCGCGTTCGTAGTGTTTAATCATAAGGACAAGGCCATCGAGGCTTGTTTGCCATTAAGGGCGATTAATAGTGGAGTGCCATTAAGAATTGCCAATGCTAGACTCTTCCTGCAATAGAGGCAATCATGAGCAAGTATTCAAACATTTTTCTGCTTAGCGATGCAGAGTATCAAAATATTGGAGACTTTTTGAGGCTACGCAAATATGGAAGCTGGCTAGCGGAAGAGGCTTGGAAGCGTGAAGAACAAGGCCAGAAAAGGGCGCAATTTACTCTGCGGGCAATTGCATTGGCAAAAAAGATTGCCATTGAAAAGGAAGTGGATCAAGACGAAGCGTTCGCTATGTTGCAAGGCGACAATGAGGGAGAAAGCATATTGTCCGAATACTCGGAAGAAGCTGTCACGTTGATGAGTAGCATGCCTTCCGCACGGGAGCAGTTTGGAGAGCTTATTACAATCTTCTTCCGTAATCGTGGTGAGGTTTTAAATGGCAAGAAATGGGCTGCCACCGACGATTGGAGCATTGAAGACACGCAGAAACTGCCTCAAGCATGGCTTGAAGAAGTGGAAGCATTTATGGCGATGGAAGACGGAGGTAAAAGCGAAGCTACAGAAGAAGAGGGGGAGCAAGGAAAAAACTAACTGAGCGGCTTGCAAGGCAAGCCGACGAAGCCCTTAATAATTGTACGGATTGGACGGAAGTGTATTGTCAATTGGCATCACTTCAGCTAGCTGATCCATTGTTTCAAGTGAATAATTTTGCTCGTTTGCCAGTAAAACTTATTGCTGACGTTTTAGAAAAGGGCTATAAAGCTATGCAATCCCGCACGAACGCGGCAAGCATTAGCACTGCAAAGCTTGCCATGGTCGTAATGGGAGCGTTAGGCAGCAAGGGAGGGAAGGTTAAGCTTGATCAATTCTTGCCTTATGAATTTGATGATGGCACATCTACATTAAAAGCATCAACTAAAGATGCTCTTGAATGGGCATTGAAGAATGAAAGACTGCCAGCCGCCATTGTAGGAATGATTGGCGCTGAACTTAGTTGAAAATGTTAGATTGGAGCTATCATGGCTTAAGTAATAATGGCCTATCAGCTTCGCTTTGAAAGTAATGCATTTGAAGCTGACTCAATGATCGGTAAGGCGCTTGATGGTTTGATGAGATTTTCTCGCGATGCACAACGCATGGCTGGAGCGAAGGTAAGAGCAGATGAAGTGAATAAGCTTATGACGCTGAGAGGCGTTTGTCAGCGCACCTTTGAAGGTGCAATGGATTGGGCAGATAAAGATTTTGATCAGCAAATGGCAAGCGAAAAATGGCCACTTACAGAAGCGTGGCCTTCTTCTACTAGAAGGAAGAATGGTGAAGTGGTTGGCAGCCCTCGCGATATTATTGATACTGGAGCTTTATTGCAAAGCAAAAAGCGAGACGCAATCAGTTCTAGTATTGCTGAATTTATTTGGCAAGACGATGTAGCGGAAGGTGTTCACGATGGCATGGTGACTAAATCTGGAAAACGACTTCCCGCTCGTCCATGGACAGAACCTACATTAGACGATATTGAAAGCATCATTAATACAATGATGAACAGGGAGGGACGTTGATTATGGCACGTTATACAATTGACTTTACGACTAATGCGAGCAAAATTGTTCGTGAGATTGAGCAAGTAAATAGAAAAGTTGCGCAAGTAGCCCGCACTGGTAAAAGCGTACAAATCAAGCTGGATGCAGCGCCTCTTCGCGCAAGTCTTGATGACACGTTTAGGCAGCTTGACAATCAAA